CTAGTTGCTGTAGTATTTCCTTGCTTATTATATTCTGTAATATAAGGAACAAAACGCCTATAAGGAACAAGAGTAGTAAGAGGTTTATTTAGAATTGGTGGTATAGTCATAACTTGATAACAGAGGCAAGCAGTATCCAAATGAACCGAATAACTTTTTACAGTAAATTTACTCATAGACTGGCTTTGTTCTGTTGAAGTAGACAGCGCCCCGCGTACCCAATTATTCAAACGAATCATATTCCCCAGATCGCTACACAAACTAAAAGACAAATCCATAGATGTGATGTTGTACAATGGACGTCCATAAGTCGCATCATACTTCGAAGAAAAAGGAGAAACAAAAATAGGTTCACGCCAAACAATTGTTCCAACAACAAGTTTTTTTCCATCCGCATCATCAACGCGACGTATTTTAAGTTCGGGATAATCCTTATAATGAAGATTAGATGTGGTGGCATTCATGAAACTCATGTTATCTCCACCAATTATGCCTTCACTAGATTGCATATAACCTCTATGGTGTGTTCCATATCGTCCGGGTAATCCTCTAAAAGCTGGATGAAATGCGGATGCAGCTACATCAGGGCGTATAGATACATCAAACCTTCTTCCACTTTCGTATTGTAACTCTGGTCTATGTACGGGGCAAATATTCTGATAAGACTTCGAAAGTTCATATTGGTTCATATAACGTTCTTTTGCGCGTACATACAACATAGGTTGTGAGAAGAAAGCACCGCCGTTGATGTTAACACGCGCTTCTTCACAACAGGTATTAAATGGGAAAGACTGGAACGTCCAATCAGACAAAAGAGGAAGAACTGCCGCATCGGGTGCATCATCCTTCAAATTAAAAGTAATAGTGGCAGAAAGTTCGATTTCGAAAGTATCGAGGTAAGCCCTATCAATACCAAGTGTAGTCAGGTTATTAAATGTAATTGAACTCTGACTGAAACCACTTGCAGGAATGCGATAATATTGATTTTGCGTCGGACCAATCACATAGTCATAGACAGGATCAGGTTGTGGCTCAATACGTGGATCCAAATACTGAACTGTTTTAACAGTTGCTTGTGCCATATTTTTCTATAAAAATAACTTATTTTAGACAATCACTCATTCATATATCAAATAAAAAGATATTTTATTTTTTTAAATTGGAATGAATGAAAGATTTCTAGAGACAAAAATGTCAACAAGAAAGAAACGTATAAGCGTACATGATATTATGTTTAAACCGCGAAGTGGTGATGAAATGGAAGAGGCTACATTGAATAAAGTTCCTGTTTATACATATTCTGAACTTTGTGAAATGGGAGAAAAACATGGACCTCGCGCAATGCTTGCACATATGTTCAAAAAATCTAATGATAATATTATTTTGTTACAGGATCCTAAAAATATGAATTCCGGTCATTGGATTTCAGTTTCACGTAATCCAAGAAAAAAGGAAATTTATTTTTTCAGTACATATGGAGGAAAACCCGACAATGAAAAAATAGCATGGATGAGTGAAGATGATTTAAGATCTTCAGGACAATATCTTAATATATTTCGTGATGGATTGAGAGATCTTCAGAAACATGGATGGACAATTCATTACAATGATTATCCATATCAAATTGAAGGTGATCATACAGCTGTTTGTGGAATTTATACAGCAGCATTTCTAAGAAATGGAAAAAATCCAGATGTTTTCCATGAGGAAACTGAAAGACTATGGAAAAAAGGAATAAACCCTGCTGTTTATTATTATGAAAAATACTTTAGTTGAAGGAATGATAGTTGTTACTAATACATTTATTCCTGCTTTTAAAAAGCGAAAAATAGGTAAAAAGAAAGATCAGAAACCAATAGCTGATACTATCGGCGGTGATCAAGCTTTCTATATCACACCATCCCCATCATCACATTCTTCGATAAATAAAAGTTATGGAAGTGGTTTTGATGAGAGTGATAGTGAAGATGATGATGAAGATGATTTCTTTTCTGATGAAAAATCTTCCATGTCTTTAACTTCTTTTGCGCATAGTAAACCACAAGCAAGTTTAACAGGTTCTGATTGGAGACCTGTGTTTAACGATCGAATGACAATGTTTATTGCAGGTGCACCAGGTGCAGGTAAAAGTTATCTTGCAAAACAAATGATTAATCTTCTTCCACCGTCATATGATATTCTCCTGTTTACTGCACTTGAAGAAAAAGATGGAAATTTTGAAGATTTAGGTAAAGAACGTTTATATAAAATCAAAATGTCACCTGAAACATTAAGTAAAATTACTTTAGCTGAAATTAGAAGTAGAGCAAAATCACCACAAACAATTCTGTTATTTGACGATGTTGATAAAATAAGAGACCCTAAAATACAGAATTTGACATTTGCAATTATGAATGATGCTCTTGCAAATGGAAGAGGTCATGAAAAGCATGATGGTAATGGCGATATACATGTGATTTGCACATCGCATTCGGCAAATGATTATCAGAAAACCAAATACACATTTGAGAATAGTAATTATGTTGCACTTTTTCCTGGTGTAACACCTGCGTTACAATTATATCGAATGTTTGATAAATTGGGATTAGAAAAGGAATTGTGTATGAAGATGATGAAATTGGGGAGAGCACAAAAAATAAGAAGTATTATTGTGCACAAAGTTGTACCAATGTATATGATTTTTGGTGATAAGATTATGCTCCTTTAGAAATAATGAATGCCTAAGGTAGCTTGAAGACTTGCAATTTTTCCAAGTTCTTCTGCATCCGCAATAGATAAAGGTGATCTCCGCGTCTTAGGAGTATATTTTTCTTTTTTCATTTCCTCCAGAAGCTTCAATCTTAAAGCTTCATATTTGCTTTTACGTTCTAAGGAAGGATGATTCGTAAAAACAATGGGTTCCCCCAAATCAAAATCAATTCTTGAACAAAGGCACAAAACAATCATTGTTGCTGTTTGTTCTCGTTCTTCCATTGTCGCATCTAAAGCATTGATCACCTCACTTTCAAATTCTTCGCTTGCAGTATTTGCACTTCTTCTTAATGCAGTAAAAAGACCTTTCGTAAACAAATAATCTTCATATTCATTTATATTGCTAATCAACAGATTGTTTATGTTTGTTATGAAAGTTCTTTCAAGCTCGAAAGGATCTCTTTCCATTTTTGTTTCACAAAATAAAAAATAAATTTTAAATTTGATTTCACTTTAAATATTATCTTTCATTTTCTAAATTATCATCAATTCAGATTAATATGTAAATATAAATTTAGAATGTTAATGATGAAATTGAATTCAGAAATAATACAATATTTAACAAAGTGCGAAATTTTTAGTTTGAAATTTATTTGTTTGTGCATTTTTTTCTTGGATTATGAGAAGTTCAACAAGACGGCGACCTATGGGTCGCGATAGAGTTGCGCGTTCTGTTGCACGCACAAATGCACGAAGACCACGAATTATTGTTACTGATGTTGATGAAGATAGTGATCTTGAAGCTCCATCTAGACAAAGAGCAAGATCAGATTCACATCCTGCAACAGAGGATGATGGAATTTATGCAAGCAATTATTATATCACGCCAGTTGAAGTGATTACTTTCTTAGAAAATCATCCTGAGGTTTACGAACGAATTGATGATACACCATATTTGAATCTTTTGTCTCTGCGTGATTTGATTGAAAACTTGTTGTCTACTGATCGTAGTTTATATGTACCCTTTTGGAGAGGTACGCGTGATGGACAAGATTTCCTGATGAATGAAATAAAGAAGCTCACTATGGTTTCGAAAGAAGATGCTAAAAGACATACATGGATGTTTCCTCATTTAATTGGGCTTAGTGGATCAACACTTTCTATACCATCAAATGATGTTTATGATCTTCCTATTTACGTCATGCTCTATATCTTATTGAGACTTTCGCAAATAGCTGAAAAATCCCCCTCGTTTACGGTTAACTATTTGCTTGGTGTTGATGATGATATAACTACATATCCTATGTATGATGACGACAATAGTCCAATAACAGTAATTGATGGAAGAATAACGGATAATGATCTCTTTAAAATTTATATGGAGATAATGAAACGTTTTGTTTCATTTTACCCCGAAGGAGAATCTACATGGAATGGAAGTGAAGGAAGTGGAACACGTATTATGTTATTAAATAATGGTGGAAAAGTACGTATGAGATTAAAGATTGATCCAATTGAAACAGCATCAGTCAGTCGTGCACATGGATGGACACAGCAAGTTGAAGATCTTTTAACAAATAGTGTTGGAACAGCAGTAATGAGTGTAAGAAATAAAACAGATAATAAGTGTTTATTGTATTGTATTATAATGGGGTTAATTACTAAAATTAAAGATGGATATGCGAGAGTTTTCGGATTAAACAAGGTAATGGTTGATAGTAACGAAGTTTATTGTAAAGGTATGTTTATGTTTTCCGCTGGTGATGCAGGAGATAAAGTTGCTGAAACTATTAGAAAACTTTCTATATTGTTAATGCCACCTGACTATTCAAGTGGGCCAGTTACACCTTTAGCTGCAATGGTAGAAGATATTGATAGAAAAGCAGGTACAATGATAAGCACAGCTGAATTCAGAAAAGAGTTTGAAGATATTGAAAACAAGTTAATACCTGAAGATGTGTGTGGTGTTGATGTTTATGGTATTGATTTTAATGTAAATCCACATATATACCCCTTGTATGTGAGTAAAAGACGTGAAAAAGTTATAGAATTGCTATGTGTAACACCGTTAGATACCAGATGTTCTCATTATGCCTTAATTGTTAATATGGAACGATTATTGAAGAATAGCGGCGGCAAACAATTTTTCACATGTTCTAGATGTGGTGCTTGTTTTTATCATAGACGTTTATTGAATGAACATCAATGTCCTGTTGCTCTTCAAACAGGTGCATATCCCTTAGGACAATTACATTTAGAAGGTGGTTATCATTTTTCTGATAAATATGCACGTGAAGGTATTGATAGAATTGTTTATACCTGCAGTAAATGTAGACTTGCATTTACAGATGATTTTTCTGCAGAGTATCATAAACAACATTGTTTTATGGAAGGTAAAACAGGCTACCGCCATATTCAACTTGTTAGTTATAAAGATGAAGAACATCCTATGTTAAGAGGGGAAGAAGTTGATGAAGAAGATGAAGCAAAGTTTATGAGTAAAACGAGAATTTTATATGCAGATTTTGAAAGTTCTATCACACCAGAAACTGGAGAACATGTTTTTATGAGTTTTGGTATTTATAATTGGAGTATAGATGAATATAAATGTGGATATACGATGAAAGATTTCTTTGATTATATTTTGAAAACAGCATTTGAAGGTGAAGAAGAAAACATTTTCATATATTTCCACAATGCTATGGGTTATGATGCAAACTTTATCTTACGACATGTAATGAAAACACCGGAGTTTAGTTTATGGGGCATACGTGTTATCATGAAATCATCGAATAGACTACAAAAGCTAGTATTTCATGCTAAACTAGGGGATAAAGTTAGAAATATACATATTGGTGATAGTTTTCATTTCTTGAGTTTAAGCCTTGAACGATTGGTTGAAAGTATAAGAAAAGATGACATTGATATGAATATTGAAAACTTTGAACGGTTCTTTGTTATTTTTAGAAGAAAATATCCTTGGGTAAAAGATGAAGATATCAATCATATCTTAAGAAAAAATATTTTCCCTTATAAATTCTTTACTGATTCTTCTAAATTGGATGTAACAATAGATGAGTTTAGAAAAATATTTGAACCTAAAGAAGAAAATCTTAAATTTTTTGGTGAACGAGTGACTGTTGAAGAATTGGAAAAGGGATTTGAAGATACGCAAAATGTAATCGAAATTTTCCGATGTACAAATGCACGTGATTACCATGACTTATATCTCTGTTGTGATGTTATGCAACTAGCTGACATTTTCAACAGAAGTATGGAAATATTGTGGGAAAGTCATAAAATACATTTACCTAGATACATTGGAATGCCAAGTGCAACATGGGCAGCATTTTTGCGTTATAATTCAAGTATGGAAATTCCCCTTTATGAAAATACCTTTTTCGCTGAATTCTTTAAAGGTATGTTGCGCGGTGGATTAACTTCAGCAGTTGTAAGAAGAGCAAAACGTGATGAAAATCATAGTATAATTTATTTGGACGTGAACGGATTATATCCATTTGTGATGCAGAAATATAAATATCCCTGTGCTAATTTGCAATTTGTACCGTTAGGATGGGAAGGAAAAGAATTGTGTTCCGTTCGCCTGAAAGAGCAGTTTGAAATGTTTGAAAGAAATAGTATGGGTATGTGCTATTGTGTGGATCTAGAAATTCCCGATTACCTTAAAGAAATAACAGATATGTATCCATTTGCACCTGAACATAGAAGAATATTTAAAGAATATTTCAGTGACTTTGATCGAAAAGAAATGACACCTTTTTTGAAACGATGGTCTGCTGCAAATAATGGGGCGAAAATGCAAGAATTTACTGGTTTGGTGTGTACTCTATATCCGAAAGAAAAATATAATGTACATTGGCAATTGTTAAAATTCTATCTCGAACATGGAGCGTATGTTACCAAAGTGCATTTCGGTGTTTCTTTTGATGAAGGATATTATTTGGATGGTTATATAAGAATGAACATTGAAATTCGAAATACAAGAAAAGATGAGTTGGGTAAGAAATTGTATAAAGATTGCGGTAATTGCACTTATGGTAAAACCTTGGAAAATCCTATGAAACGTAACACTTTTGAAATTGTGCGTGATAAAGTGAAATTACAAGGATTAATACAAGAAGGTAAAATAGCTGCAATTACGCCAATTGACGATCTTGGGTGGGTAGTACGTATGGATGGAGATGATATAATTTTGGATAAACCTACGTATGTGGGGGCATGCGTCTGCGAATATTCAAAATTACATATGTACATTCTTCTTTATGACAAACTTATGAAGATTTTCCCATCTGTCCCTGGTGAACTTGAACGAGGATGTCAATTGATTTATACCGATACCGACTCATTCATTGTGAAAGTACGCCATCCACCTGATGAACATATTACTTGTCCTGAAGAATTATTTGCATATATAAAAAGAAAAGATCAGTCACTCATCGGAGGAGTGGGTGGACAAGTAAAATCAGAAACAGGTGAGGATGATACGATTGATGAGATTGTTGCGTT